GAAATATCATTTTTGACATTTCTCCGGTCCATTTGCTACTTGTTTAAATTTTCTTTCTGGATATTACAGCTGCTCGAACTGCACGAATTCTGTTTCTCCAGATAAATACAGATCTCCTACGGTTCTTACCATTTTTCTTCCATCTATCATATGGATTTCTTTGACATAATACGTCTGCCCTCTGGTTGCCCGACCGCAGATATTGCTCTCTCCCCATTCCGGTGTCCTGTGGATATTTAAAGATCCGTCACATATTACTGTTACTTTCATTTTCCCTTGCGGGATAATCACTTTCGGCTCTGTGCTTTCCTCCGGTTCTGCCTCCGATTCTGCCTCTGCTTCCGGCTCTGACTGCTGCTCCGGTTCTGTTTCTGTCTGCTGCTCCGGTTCTGGTTCTGCCTCCTGCTCTGACTGCTGCTCTGGTTCTGGTTCTGCCTCCGGCTCTGTTCCTGCCTCCGGTTCTGGTTCTGCCTCTAATTTTCCGTTAATCAGATTTCCTTCCGCATCCCATACACAAGTTCCTTCTGCCTTAGCCATTGCTTTTAATGCCCCATCCTTTGTCTTATATTCTTTGCATTCTTCTTTTTTAAATGCATTTCCTTCTTTTCCTAAGTAATACAGCATTTTCTCTTCCTCCTACTATTTAAGATCATTTTTACTTAAAAATCCGGTTTTCTTTCCGCATTGCACAAACAGATAAATCTTTCCTCCCTTGGCAGTGTAATATCCATAGCTCTGTACGGTAGTATCTTTCTTAATAGCCGCTACGACTCCGGTTCCTGCACCTGCCATAAGGTTGCAATTATCTTTTACCTTATATGTACCAGCATATTCCTTGTTAAAACTCTTTGCAGACTCGATCCGCGTTGCCGCCTTGTCCGTATTTTTTTGCGCCTTAGATGCATTTCCAGCCGCTTTCTTTCCGGAAGATGTTTCCCAGGATGCCGATTCCATAAATTTTTTCGGTGTTCCGTAGACTGCGATCAATTTTTTGGGTGTGCTGCCCCACTGCGATAACTGCATGTGTGGCAGATCCCTAATTGATTTCCAGTCTCCACCCCACTCTAATCCAAGTTTTTTTGCAACCTGTCCGACACGATTAAATGTCTTTTTCGCATTGTTGTATGCGTCATCCTTGGTCTGCCCATCTCCATCAATATCCATTATCAAATAAAAATCTGCTGCAATTCCCCACTGGTGCATTGATCTGTATGTATCTCCCGGTGCATTTGTCACTTTTGGTCCTGGCTTGCTTCTGCCTTTTGCATACAGGTTGTCCTGCTCCGCCTTGGTCCTTAATGTTTCCGCCCAGCCGATCTTTATGTTTTCCTTTTCCAGCTCTTTTTCCAGCAATGCAATTTTCGCTTGCAACTCTGGGTGCAGAAGTTTTTTATCTCTCATTTTTTTCACCTTTCTTTTGTAAAATGTCAATCGCATTTTTTATAACCTGTGGCATTGGAACCCCCATCAACCCTGCATTTTCCGTTAAAGATATAAGCTCATTGATCGTAAATGCAATAATTACCGCATCCCTGATATAATGCTTTCCAATCAAGAGATCTAACCGATACGCAATAAGGACATACAAAAGCGTCATGCACTTTCTGCATAATCCTTTCCAGCCTGCACGGCTTTCCAGCGTTCCTGTATCCGTTTTCGTACTTGTATGGAATACTCCGGCTACGATCAATCCTGTAATGTAGTCCGCGATCATAAATATCAGCAGTGTTGCAAGCCCTGTGTCCCATCCTCCAAATACTGCTGCAATTGTTGATCCAAATAAACCGGCTACTGTACATATCATCTGTTTCATTTTCCTGTTCCTCCTTCTGCTTTTTCGATTTCTGCACGCACCTGTTCGCGCCAGCGTTCCGGTACATCATCAATCATCATTTTTTTATCAACCGTAATCCGGCGGACATAGAATTTAATAAGGTTTACACATGCCATTATTCTTCACCTCCGATCATTCCGGCTAAATCCTCGATAGCTCCTGCGTTTGCTTCATGCCCGGCTTTAAGCTCATCAATTGCCTTTTCCATTTCCGTCTTTGTCCGCAGCCTGATAGTAACCGTGTAGGTTCCATCTTCCTTACCTGCCTCGTCCGTATTCGGTGCGTATGTAAACCCATCGGATTTCAGATCGGTGTACTTGCCGGATGTTTCGCCATTATGTGTAAATGTAACTTCCTGCAGGTTGTCCGCAGAAAATGCATCCGTGATGGTCTTGACGGCTTCGAAATTCTCTGCCTTGATCTGGATGTTTCCAAGGCTTGCCCCATCGGCAATCTCGAACTCTGTTTTGTTTTTAAGGATAATTTTGTCCATTTTTATTACCTTCCTTTCTTTAACCTAAGTGGATAACTAACGGCATGTATCTAATATCTGTAAGTATTTGGTTTGTACGCCCAGTGAATTTAATTGATAAATTCCAATTTTTTGGGCTACTTGTAAAGTTACTTCTAATGAGTGATCCTTGTATATCAATATTCTCTCCATTAAGTGTATTTACATCAACAATAACAATGCTATTAGCAGGTAACGATAATGAGACCATAAGATTAGTAGCCGTTCCTGCAGGATACTTTATGTTTTTGACCCTATAGCCGCCATTGTCTATATCCCAATCGGTTTGTACACTTATTACATCGGAACCATTGTTGACTATACAAAACGGGTTTCCAGTAAATATGTTTTCGATGCCAAATGATGGTATTTTCTTACTATTTAGACTGCCGTTTAAAGAAGTTATCTGATCCTGTAAAGCCTTACCCTGTCTTGCGTCCAACGCATATCCCGCCACATTAGTTGTAAGGTTATTTGCCACCTTGCTTTTATCCAGTTTTTCAAATACGGATGAAACCGCTTTTGCAATCTTGCCAAGCATTGCCTTAAATGATTCTCCCGATACCAATTTTGTCAATGTTGTTGCTTCCGTAAATGCTGTATCTGTAGTTCCTGCCGGTCCCGGATCGCCTTTTTCCCCTTTCGGTCCTGCTGGTCCAACATCCCCTTTTTCTCCCTGTGGTCCTGCTGGTCCTGCTGGTCCTGTTTTTCCTTCTCCGGTATCCCCCTTATCTCCTTTTGGTCCTTTAAAATTTCCGATGCATATCTTTGGCATATCGTTTCTCCTTTCTACTAATCTGGTAAAATGTAATAAATGTTTCCTGTATCGTCCGTCTCAAATTGTGGTGGACTATCTGCATCTGGATAGTAGCACCACAGGTTTCCATTTTCATCTCCGGACAGTGCTATCATTCCATTGGCTGGCATGGTCACACCGCTTTCCCCTGTAGCTCCCTTTTCTCCGGTATCCCCCTTATCTCCCTTTTCGCCTTTCAATTCTCCATTTTTTAATTTCGTTTCAACTTCTTTTGCGATCTTTTCTGCCGCACTCCCTGCCATATTTGCTTTTTCTGTGGCATCCTTTGCAGTCTGCTGTCTCTCTTTTTCTGCTGCTGCCCG